CTGCCCTGATGTATCCGTGGTCAAGAATGGCGAGATGACTGTTCCGTTCGTGCTGCCAGTAAGGGTCGTATTGCCCAGCGAATCGTATCCCGGAACCGTCGTCATGACTGTGGATGGGGCAACGTCTGCTTCGTCTGGACTGGTGAAGATCAAATAAATGGCGCTATTCGATACCTGGCCGGCGCGTCCAATCGGCTGAACCTTGATCCCTGTTGGAACGGTCAATGCTTTGAGGGATCGAGAGGCAGTCGGTGCCGTCAAGTTGAGATCTAAAATCTGGGCCGTCAGGTAACAAATGATGCTGCCGCCGTAGCTTTCGATAGCGGACTTCAGCAGCAGCACGCCGCTTGCATTCGTCGGGACCGAGAACATGCGTCGATAGAACGTGTAACCCGTGGGCAGTGTCGGCGTCAGCGATGTGCTGGCAAAGCTTGCTGTGCCACTGGTGCCGTTCATGATGAAGAAATGGATTGTGGAGCTATTGGGCAGCGTCGTGCCGCCGTCATAGCCGTTGGCCGCGTTGCCGTTGCTGACAGCCCAGCTAAAGCCGGCGCCCGTCAGGACTTGCGTGCCGGTGCTATCGGTGCAGGAACCGGCCGAGATCGTCACTGCCGCTGTCGTGCTGGTGCCGCTGATCGCCGTGGGCAACAGACCGGTGATGTAGGGAGCCTGAGAGATCTGGTTGCCGTTGACATAGAGACCCGCGGCATTCACCGTCCCGGCGCCTTTATCACCGCCAGTGGCGGCACCAACAAGCAACCCATCGGCAAGCGCCATGCGGACGGCAGATGAACCGGCGCGCGTAACGCCCCACAACCGTGTCGCATCTTCGCTGCCTGCGGCGGGATCATCCAGCCGTGTCGATTCAAAAGAATAGGTGACTTTTGCGGGCGTCGAGTTCTGGCCGCTCCAGGTCATCTCGCCGAGCAGGTCGGCGCTCGCTGGCGTTGCGCTATCTCGATACATATCAATTATCGGGAAAGCGTCGGAACTCGCATTTGTTGACGTAATTGTTAGAGAATTAAAGAAGGTCGGGTCCGTCTGCGAGATAGCCCCAATTAGCTGGAAAGCAGTACCGTCATAAGTAACCTCATATGTTGCACCACTGACGATCGCATTGGCCGCCAGGGGGTTACCACTGCTTTCGAGGCTTTTCGCGGACAACCCGGAAACAGCGATCGTTGCGGCATCGGTATTTGCCGCAGTCGCTGTAAACCGGAATGTCTGGCCGGCAGCATAGGCCGTGATCGCTGGCGTTGGGCTGATGGTGATCGCATTTGCCGTTCCCGCCGTCACGCCTGACCATTGTGCTGCGCTATCCTGCACCTGGCCGTAATTGGCTGCATCCGTGCGCGTCGTGGCGCTCCCGAGGCCGGTGATCTTATGGTTAGCGAACGGAATATCGTTGGTGATCGTCGATTGCCCGTCACGACAGATTGTGTCGCTAAGGCCGGCCGCAAAGCCGTTATCTTCCGCATCAACGCGATCAGCGCTGACCGGAATCGCATTGGCGCGATCGGTTGCCCAGTTGTAGACGCGAACGAACACCCCACTTCCGTTGAATGGCATCTTACTTCACTCCCACTTAACCATACTTCGGTCATTGCAAGAATGGCCGAGAGGACTTACTTTCTTCACAGCACATCCCCATGGAGAAAGTGCCGTGTTAACTGGTGCTATAATTGGCGTTGCTCTGCTGCTTACATATGAAGGCTTGAAAAAGCTCGCCAAGGTCTTCCGCAAATGATGGATCAAGCCGCCGGAACGCTGATGGCCTTCATGCTCATTAGCGCTATCGTCTATGGGTGGCGTAACAAACCGGCTGAAATCTATTTCTTCTGGTTTGGCTGGGTTGTTAGCCTGATCATTGTCGCATGGCGTCTCGGTTGCTGGTCCCATTACCTCACCTGCGCTCATTGAGATGACAATGCGTTAACAAGGGCGCTGGAAGCTGTTCCAGACCCTTGGGCCAAAGCATTCGATAGCAATGCTGTCCCGCCTCGACCGATCGCACGCGCTCTGTTTTGACCCTGTGTTAAGACCTGCAAGAGTCCAGGATTAACACCATTCCCATTTAAGGCCTGAAGGCGCTGGATATTCTGAGGCGTGTTGCCATTAAACAGGATGTTACCAAGTTCGGTCGCTACAGGCTCAGATAAGCCTCTGCGCACATTGGTGCCGCGCGTAACAGCCGTTGCCAAAGCCTGAATACGCGGCCCCATGATCAATTGACGGATCAGATTGACCCGATCGCCAATCTGCTGCATGGCATCATCTTTATCCGCCTCGATGCGTGCAGTTGGCGAGCCGCCGGTCACGGTCTGAGCGTTCTGGAACATGCGGTTTTCTTGCTGGCTCTGCGCCAGGAACCGATCAAATGACTCCTGATCCGGAAAGACAGCCTGTAACTTGGCCCGTTTATTGGGCGAATTCATCAGCAGGTTATAAGCGTTCGCGTTATCGGCTTTATTGCCAAGCTTACCGGCAAGATCGCTGGCGACGCCAATGCGGAAAGCATCCTGTTCTGCCGGCGACAGCTGGCGGAATGAATGAATAGCATCCTCGGCCTGGTTATCGCCGAAGAAGGCGCGCCCTTCATGCATCGCTTCCATGGTTCGAGAGGGGCCGGCATAGGCGCCTCGCGCTGCCTGGTAAAGGTTCTCACCGTTCGGCCCGGTATTCTCTGCGGCCTGATCGAGATTGCTAACGATCGCGCGGCGCAGCTGATCCCAATTATAACCAACCGGGCCTTCAATCCGCCCCGTCGTCTGATTCATATGGCTGGCGGTGATATCGTCAGCTGCTTGCTTGACATAGTCCATGGCGCGGAAATTAGGCACCGTCGCCGTGCGCAAATTGCCTTCCTGATCAAGCAAAGGCTCCATCAGGTTGACGGGCGTCGCCCCCCTCGCATGCTCAAGCGCTGCAATCTCACGAGCGCGGCCAAGAAGCTGCTGGCCGGGGCCGCTATGCAGCAGGTTCTGAAAGAACGGAGTATCCAGACGCTCAGGATCGATACCCTCCAGCGCTTGATAGAACGGCCTGGAAGCCACGCTGCGTTGATCCATCAAATTCTGGATCTGCTGCTGATAATTTGCGCCATTACCCACGGGGGCGAGACCTTGCTGGAAGCGCGCCGCTTGATCGGCTTGCCGGCCTTCCAGGAAATCGCGCGCAACCTGGCGCGCCGGTCCAGGCGCTACCGTGGCCTGGCGCCCAAGCGCCACCATATTCGGGCCACTGGCATCGAGCACAGCCGCAGCCGGATTGGCTTGTAAGGTGGCGACGGCTTGCGGGACCGTCTGGTTATCTCGCAGCAATGCATTAGCAACCAGCCGCTGAGCCTGCCCAGTGGGGTCTTGATGTGCGCGGATCTGGTTGCGGATCGTGTCATAAGCAACCCGACCTGCACCTGTCAGCGCCTCAATTGCTGGTGTGATAGTGCCGCCAAGAATGGCCCCGGTACCCGCTCCGACCGCGCCAGATTCCAACCGTTCGGGGATAGTTCCATCGCTTTGCGCTACACCAGCAGCACCGCCAAGAGTCGCGCCGACCGTGCCAGCCCTCAGCGCCCTGGTGGCAATATTCGCGCCGCGCTGAATGAAGCCGGTTCCAGCATTGCCTATCGGCGATGTAACCATGCCGGTTATCTCGGCAGCATTCCCGATGATCGGATGGGCATCCTTGAAATCAGCTATCCGCTTATTGGCCTCCTTATCGGCTGCCAGGAACCGATCGCCGAATGAAGGCTCTTGCTGCCCGGTTGCTGCTCGCAAGACAACATCTTGCAACTGCGGGGTCTTCAAATAGCTTTTCAGGGTAGCCGCCAAGGCGTCGGCTTCATCGGATGTACCGAATGTGTACCCGCGTGATCCAGCAGCAGAAATGCCATTGATCAGATCTTCGATATTGGCAACCGTGTCAGCCGCTTTACTGCCAAAGCCAGCGCTCGCCTGGAGCGGTGGCGCTTGCGTGCCGTTCAGCGTCTGCGCGCCACGCTGATTGAGGCGCTCAAAAAACCCGGGGTCAACGGCCGGCTGATAATTGCCCTTCGACATGTCGCCGGCCAGACCTGAAAGGAAATCAGGCGACGTGACAACATCAGCGACCCTTTTCTGATCGGTCGAAGCTAGCGCCTTCTGGATATCCTGCGGCGTAAAATCATCCGGGAATTCATGTACCTGACCGTCAAAATCTACGCGCTGTGTCATGGCAATGGCACCGGATTTCCTTGCGCGTCACGACCCCATTTCTGGACGTTACTCTGCGCTTTGGCGCCCGTCGCCTTACCCATCGCTTCCATGGCGACCTTGCGATTAATCGCTTTCTGGGCCAACGTTTCCTTGCTATCGCCCGGCTGCGGGAAATATTGACGCTGCGCAGTGGCAATTTCAGATGCCCCAATCGCGGCACCGGATTCCCGACGCAACTGAGCCGTCAGCCAGTCAAGTTGGGCTTGATTGAGCTGCTGCTTTGCATCTGAAATGAGCGAATTGCCGATGCTCGGGACCTGCGAATACATATTCTGCAAATACGACGTGCCAGCATCGCCATACTTTTCGATCAGCGGCTCTGAATTCTGCATGCGGTCATAGAAACCCGTCGCCTTCGCCTGGTCTTCCGTCAAAGGCTGCTGCTTAGGCGGCATGACTTGTTGCGTCGTTACGCCCGGCGCGACCTGTTGCGGTGCAGGCATGCCACCAGCTGCCGGCCCTTGCGAGACAGGCGGCTGAGGTGCCGGCAATCCACCGGATGCTTGTGGCGGAACGATAGGCGCTCCCTGCGGAGCCGGAGGACCGCCAGCTTGACCGCCCGGTGGTGCGATTGGCGCCGCCGGCTGCTGACCATAGGCAGGCTTGGGGAATTTCGACATGTCAGGCGCAATGCTGGTCATCTGGCCGGTCTGCTGGTCCAGCGTCACCTTGGGCTGTGCCAGGATCTGATAAGCTGCCGCGTAAGAAGACGATGACGCAACAGAGGGATCCTTGGTGGCGGCGAGCACAATATTCCAGGCCTGATTTTCGAGGCCCGTACCGCCGAAGCCATCTGCCCCAGTCCCGACCGCCGCCTTCCGTTCACCGCGATTGCTGACCTGGTAGAGCGCCTTGCCATCAGGCCCCGTGACCGTTGACCATGTCTCCGGGCCTTGCGTCGGCGGACGGCTGGCGGCTGCCAAGGCTTCTTTCTGTTCCAAATATCCGGCGATCTTTTGCGGGTGTGCCGGGTCATTGGGATCAATGACGAAGCCATCCTGCACGATCGGCTTTTGCGGCGCCTGCAACACGCTGATTTGGCCGGTGCTGCTTTTCTGATAGGTGCCGTGCGGGTCGAGGCCAAACTGTGCAGCTTCCTGTGGCGATACCGGCGAATAGCTGACGGCTGGTTCGCGCGCGGCTTTCTGCATCTGATATTGCAGGCCCATCTGCTGCAATTCGGGATTGTCCGACTGCGACAGGAAAGCAGTCGGGTCCTTACTGCTCAGCGCCGTCGCCAACTGCTTGCGGTAATCATCTGCCTGGGTCTGGTAGCCCTGGCGGACTTGATTGCCCTTGTAGACGCCGGCCAATGTCTGGGCGAGCCGGGCAAGACCCTGCGACCAGCTCTGGATCGGCGCCGTTGACATGCCGGACTGGATAAGCCCCTGCGAGATATTGGCGTCGGGATCACTGCTATAGGCTTGCTGCAGGTATCCGGGAAGAGGCTGAACCTTGTATGTCATGGCGTCACGCTAACGCATAGATGCTGGCAGCGCCCAAGCCAGCCAAGCCGCCGTAGAGGGCGTTCTGCTGGCTGGCCTGCAAGGCCGCATTGTTGCCGGTGACCTGCGCCGAGTTGTAGACCGCGCCCTGGTAATCCGGCGCCTGTGCCTGGGTCTGCGGAACGGATGAGAACTGCGGCATCTGCACCCCACCTGAATATCCGAGGATCGTCGCCAGCTGCTGCAAGGGCAGGTTCTGCTGATAGGCGCGTTCCTGGATCGCTTCCTGCCGCGAAGACTGCGCCAGGCCATACAGCCGGGACTGTTCCGCGCCACCCTGCTGGATCGCATCCGAGCGCAGGTTGTCGTACGCATTATCCCTATTTGTATCGAAGTCCTTATAGGCCTGAGTATAGCCGGCATTGCCCATGCCGATGCCTCGATCGGCCAAGTTCTGCTGCAGCTGTTGATCCTGCCGGTCGTACTGATCGTCCAGCGTCTTGGCGCCTCGGTTGTAATAATCTTGCTCAACCTTGTCACGGTCGGCGCTGAAATCGTAGGTGTTCGGCGCATAGGCGATGCCGTCGTAATTGAACGGCGTCGCCAGCGAATCTCCGACCCGCTGCAGCTCTTGCTGACCCAGCGCTAATGATTGCGTATCAATGCCTTGCTGCAATCCGTAGATCTGCTGCTGGGCCGGGCTGAGCTGTGTACTCTGGGTCCAGTTATCGCCGTTATTGGAATAGGTGACGGAGCCGCCCGGGCCATATTGATTGACCCGGTTCAACTGGGCGTTCAACCGCGCCGTGTCGGCGTTGACAGCGCCCTGCGCGTCGGCCGTAACGGTCGGATCAGGCGCTTTTGACTGTCCGGAACTCTTGCTTGTCATTTAGCCACCTATTCGCCTCTTTACGGATCATACCATAAAGAATTAGGTTTTTTCCATCTTTTGCCGCATGGCGCAGCACACCTTCCAGTTTAAATCCCAGCCGCTCGACCATCTTTCGCGAGCGCTTGTTATCGACCCGGATGACCGCCCGGACATGGCCGACGCCAAGCTGACAAAACGGGTAATGCAGGAAGGCGCGGATATTGCCGCGCGAGGCCCATTTCGGCGTATCGGCGGCGATCGACATCTCGATGCTGTTGTCGCGGAAGTCGTGATAGAGGGCGACGCAGCGCAGCCGGGTTTCGTCCGCCAGGCCGATCACCTGCCAATCCTGGCTTTGTTTCATCGGCGTGCCGCCGGGGATCTTGGCGATCGCCCACTGCATCATCAATTCGCGCGGCTCAAAGACGAGGTTCATAGGAAATCTCCCCGCTGGAAGACGATATCGAAGCTCTGCACCTCACAGCGCAGCGCTTTGCTGGCGACCTGCATGCGGATCGAAGCCGAATAGCCCAGGCCGTTGACGCCGATCCAGTTGCTTTGGAGGGTCAAGCCGCCGGCCCATTGGAAGGTGTCCCACTGACCGACGTCCCATTGCGTACCGCCCGTACCGCTGAAGCTCGGCGACGAATTCGGCGGGAAACTCTGGAAATCAGTCTCCAGGCTGATGGCTGGCATGATGTTGCCGTCAGAGAAAATGATCGGCCGGATCAGGTCGAAGCTCTTATTGCTGGACCGGGCCCCACAGTAATTATAGGCGGTCTGGATATCCGACGAGATGTTTGAGCCGTTATCCGCCTGCCCCTGATCGGCGCGGTAAACCACCCCATCCGTGCCACCGAAATACAGCAGATTATTGAACAGCGAGAACGTGTTGGCGTTCAGGCCGACAAAGCGGCACCAACCCTTGCTGACCGTCTGCATGACGAACTGGTATTGCAGATTGCCGGTCGTGGCGGGCGCGTTGACGATGATCAGGTTGCCATTGGGATAAACGAGCGTCTCCCAACCGAATTGAACCCCGAACTCCTGGATCATATCGCTGATCTTGGTACCGAGCTTGTCGGATACCTGCGTGTCAGGTGTCGCCCGGCCGACAGAGAGCAGCTTGCTGAACTGGACAAGGCCATCATAGGTGAGCAGCGTCAGTTCGGGGCCTATATTGCAGGCAGCGCGAATACTGAGCGGCGCGCCGATCTGAAACTGGGCAATAATGGTCCAACTGTCATCGCTCGGGAACGCGCCGTTATAGACCAGCACTTCACCGGTCGTCGTCACGAACACCAGATATTCAGCCGACCCGGCGCCGGTATCGCGGGACCATGTCGCAGTGAATAGAAGCGCGCCACCTTGGCGCATGACACTGCCGATATCGAAGCTCGTCAAAGCGCCTTGAATAGCTTCAACACCACCATACCAAACGACCGTCGTTCCCTCCTCGACCCAATAGAGCCGAGACCGATAGGCGTTTGGCTGGATCAAGGCGGTGTTAGCGCCGGGCCCGGTCCAGGCCGTCGTGGACATGGTCGTGCCGTTAAAATCCTGCGGCGCATCGACGCCATTGCCGAGGAACAGCCGGCCCTTGAAATTGATGCCCTGCCAGCGATTGGAGCTCAGCCCGCTTTTCAGCGACGTCGCCGCTCCTTGCGCCGATGCGTCCCACAAATGGCCATTGGCGCCCGCGATCATCTTGCGTGAGGTTGGGCCCGCCCATTCCTCCAATGTCTCCACCTGGCCGCCAAGCCCGGTTGACCAGGGGATATAGCCATTGCGCATCACGCATTTGCCGGGGATGGGAATCCAGTTATCGAGGATGATCGCATCCTCTGGCTTCATCTGGTCCCAGGGGTCTTTGCCATTCAAACCACCAGTGCCGGCAGGAATGGAAATGCTTGATGCTGTCTTCTGCCGGTTGGCGCCGCGTAACGGCTGCTTGAGTGGGATCCGCGCCATTACGGGCCGGGCCAATTCGCGTCTGGGATATTGAGCGGCGTCAGGCCAACGATCGTGGTTGACCGGTTGCTGATGCTGAGCGTCATACCGCCGCCGGCCTGGGCGAAGTTGCGATCACAGGAGGCCTGATATTCGCGGTACTCTTCGTCGTAATTCAGCCCCTTTGCCTTCAGGAACCGCCACTTGATCCCCATTGTCATCAGGTCTTCATCGAGGATGCCGGTATCGTTGTCGGCCATCCAGGTTGTCTGGCCCGTTCCGGTGGCAGATTGGCACCAGTTCTTGCTGATATACTCGAACACCATCAGCCCACCGGATGAGGTCGCATCCGGCACCGGGTAGATGTAGAACTCGCGCGGGCCATTGCCCATGATGCGCCAGCGGCGCCGCGGCGTTGAAACCGTGATGCCGCTCACCCGCCATTGGTATTCCTGCGGCGACATCGGCCCGACCAGCGGCCAATGATTGGTGCGATCCCATTGCGTGCGGTTGATCTGCCGGTCGTAATCGTCCGGGAAAGCGTAGGACGCCTGGGTGTTGACGAGATTGAAGGTATATTCGCTCTGCAGCACCGGCCAGTCGTAATTCTTGGCCAATTGCTGGCCTTCACGATTTGCCAGCGCCAGCAGCTGCTTGACCGTCTGATCCTGGGACGAGATGACGGCCGATGGGATGGCCAGATTCAGTTCCGGCGCGATCTGCTGCATCATCGTCAAAAGAGACATAGCTTATCCTTGCTTGGGCGGCCGGCCGCGACGGGCCGGAATGGCGATCTCATGCGGATCTGACAACGTGCCGGGCTGGAATGTCGGCGCCGGCACTTGCGGATGCTGTAAGCCTTCATCAGCCGCGACATAGGCAGGCTGTTCAACGGACGCCGGGTTGCTCTTGGCGTTCTGCATCTGCCGCATTTGCTCAGCGAGCTGGGCGATCTGATTACGGAGATCGGTGATTTCGTCAGCCTGGCGGATATTCTCGGCCGCCAGCGCTTCGGCTTCAGCGTCACCGCTTGCCTGGGCGATGAATGCCGCCGCCTTGGCCTTCAACTCACGCCCCCCCCTGCCGATTGCAGAGATACCGTTTTCGTTGAGATGCGCCAACTGATCAACGGTGTGGATGCCGAGCGCCCTCATTTCATGGACTTGGGAAACTGACATCGCCGGCCATTGATCGAGAGGCGTGCCGATCAAAGACGCGCCGGTCTTGCCGTCCAGCATCTTCTGGTGCAGTTCCCAATGCTTCGGAAAGCGCTGCTTGTGATGATCGGTCACCTTCTCGACGACTTTAGTCTTGCCGCCGGGGATGGTGATCTCGATATAATCGAATTCATCGAAGATCGGCCGACCGGCCGCTTCCGACTTCACCTTGTTCTGGACCGCCTTGCGCTCAAAGACGACGAACAAACCTTGGTCGTCACCGTGAGACACAGATAAATCGCGGTTGATCTTGGCAATTGCGTCCATAAAGCTTTCTCCGATGAAAAGAGAGGGGCCGAAGCCCCTCCAGGTAGGCCGCTAAGAGATTAGGTAATCTGGCCCTGATGGAATGGCCGGTTGATCTCGATCAAGGCAAGACCCGTTGCCGGCGTGCCGGTCGTGGTTGATGCCTTGGCATTGAGGATCTGCTCACCGGCAACAGCCGCGTCATCGACGCTGCCGGGCGTCGCCGCCAGCGAGAAGATTTCGGCACCGGGCACCATGGCGTTCGGGGCCTTGACCGCAGCGATACCGGCGATCTGGTACCAGCCATACTGGCTAGCGACATTCGCGGACATCGCGACCGCCACCGGGCCAGCGCCACCAGTTGCCGGCGACAGCGCGGTCGTGCCGAGATACGAGTCAAAATCGACCATCGATCCGACGACAGTGCTGCCGATGCCCTTCAGGTAGATGAACTCGCCACCGCCATAGACCGGATCATAGGCCTGGACGATGGTGCCGAGCGGACTGTTCTGCGTCGTGCTGGTCGCCGCAATATCCTGATAACCCAGCGTCGGGGTTGAGATTGTGTAAGCCATGCTCTTAATCCTTTCTCACGAGACTGGTATCAATCTTTCAAGACGCCCTGCAGGAATGCGTTCGACAGCGTCATGTTGCCGGCCCAGCCAACGAGGTGGACCATGGCATCCTGATTGACGCTGTAGCGATCGGGGGTCAGTGGGACCATGTTGCGATCCGAATGCGGACGGTAGTAGATGTAGTCCGTATTCAGGAAGTACATGTGGTTGACCGGCGAGCCGCCACCGTAGCCGCCATCGAGCACCACATCGGCACCCATATATTTCAGCGACTGGAAGCCGGCCTGCGCCATCTCGTCCGACTGGATACGCTGGATCGCCTGCAGGCTTTCCAGATAGAGGCGGTAATAGTTGTTGTCCGCCACGATCAGGTCAGGCGCATCCGGGCCGCGTACCAGCTGCAGCCAGACGCGGTTCATGTAGCTCTGGATGTTGAGCGCGGTTGCGGCAGCACCGCCATCCGTGGTCGCATCGAAGCTGATATTGCGCCAGAAGGCCCAGGTACCGCGATCGATGCCGCCGACAGTGCCGGAACCCGGCGTATCGGCCACAAGCAACTGCAACCCGCCGATCTGCTTGCCGCCATCCGCCGTGCCATTGCTGTAGCAGTCCAGCGAGATGTTGTTGCGCATGGTGCGCTCGGCATTGCCGATGCGGCTTTCCAGCAGGTCGATCACCTGCCATTCACCGCTGTTCTGCAGCTGCTCGAGGCCGGAGATGCTGACGGCAACCGCCGCCTGGGCATAGTTATATTCCGCCGCCGTCATGACGTCGGACGGGTTGATGTTCAGCACGTCATAGCCGCTGTAGCGCTTGTAGGTGCTGTTCTCGGCATATTCGATCTCTTGCACGATCGTGCGGCCACCCGTGACGGGCTTCTGCTTGCCCTTCTTGGAGAGACGCAACAGGAGAGCGTTGTTCTTGCTGACGCTATCGGCAAGCTTGCCGGAACGATTACGCAAGGTCGTCGTGGTGATTTCGTTCAGGTTGGGGGATGCCATAATGGCTGCTCCTTGGAAAGATTGTCAGACATGACCATCACGCGCGGGACGCACGCATGGCCGCTTCAATCGTTCCCCGGATCGTGTCAGGCGCCGCCGTCCCAGGCATGCCGGTGGGTGCACCGGTCAGGCCGAGATTCTTGCGCTGTGCTTCCTTGGCCAGTCTGGCTGCTTCCGCTTTGCGTGCCTCGTCTTGCTTGGCAATCTCGAGTGCGCGGGTATGCGGATTGGCCCAGATGGCCTTCTCATAAGCCTGCTTCAATGCATCGCGTGACGAAATGGCCGGATTGGCCTGCTTGATCTGCGCGACCAAGGGGACAAGATCCGCCTCGACGTCTCGGTAATGCTCGGCAGTCTGCGCAAAAGCAATGATTTCTTGCTCAGCGGCGGAATAGGCCTGCTGCTGAACGGCTTGCTGTTGCTGCTGAATGTAGGAAGTCAACTGACCAACCTGCTGCTGGAGCGGTTGGAGTTCCGGGGGTAAGTTCGACCCAGGCTGAGGCTGTTGACGCTGCGCGAAACTCGCGAGGTCGATACCGTATGATTTCGCCAGCCATTGAATCCCGTACTGGGGATTCTGCTGCAAAACCCTTTCAGCTTCGAGCAGGCTGCGGAAATGCTGAGCCGGCGTTCTGCCAGAAAGCGCGATCTGATCGCGATAGGGGTCTACGACTTCGTTGATCTCGGCAAATTGCTTTTGTGCCTGTGCCGCTTCGGTGCCTTTTTTACCGATCAGGCTTTCAGCTTCACCCTCCCGCTTCAGGATATAATCCTGAACCTCTTTGGGAAGAGCGATGAACTTGGCCTTGTACTCGGCAGACCAGGATGTCGGCGTCTTGATGACCGGCTCTTTCGCCGCTTCAACCGCTTTCTCATCCGCAGGCTGGTCTGTAATCTGGGTGTCCGGCGCTTCTGCAGCTGCCTTCTTAACGAATTTGCCATCCGGCGCGCGCTCACGCGGCGTTCCCTCGGTTGGCGTGTCTTTCTCGACGTGGGCTTCCTGGGTTTCGGGTGCTGCGCGCTCAGCCGGGATCGATTGCTCCGATTGCAGGCCGGAAGCCTGAATGAGTTCGTCCCGCAAGCTGAGATCGTCAGACATTTAATCTCCTATCGCCCTGAACGCGGATTCCGACATGGCCGGCTCCGGTTGGTACCCCTCGGAGATCATATTATACGCTTTTCCTATATCTTCACGCAAATCTTTCTTCTCTGCGTAAGACGGCTCTGCAGGCTTGGTGGAAATAGGCTCAGTGCCCACTTCATGCACGTTATTGCGGCGCAAAAACTCCCGGTGCTCGGCCCGGCCATCGATCCATTTACCGTCAATTACGTTATGGTATCCACGCGTATCGCGTAACAGAATAGGTCCGCGCTTCTGACCTTTTACCGGCACATATTCGACCCAGTCGCCCTTGTGCCAGACAAAATGCTTTCTCATCAGAATGGCCTCGATCCGCTACCGCCGCCGGCCCAGATATTCGCCGGATAAGTCGGCCAGGGTGTGCCTGAAAACGTGTTCAGCGGGACTGCCTGGCCCTGGAAGACGTTGGGCGGGGGCGCGTAGAGCGCTGGCAGGCCTGCGGGTGTGGCGCCTGTTCCGACTGATGTCGGCGTATTTGCGGTCAGAGCAGCCGCGAGATCGTGCGTCGTCTGGCCGCCGCCGCCGTTATTGCCGGTATGGCCGGCGCCCTGCGTACCCGTAGATCTGCCGCTATCAGGATCACCAATGCCGCCGTCGTGATCGATACTGATGCCGACGTTGTGGACGCCATCGGTAAGGCCAAGGTTCTTAGCGCCGCTATAGGCAAGGCCACCAAGTGTAGCAGCCATTCCTAGCGGCCCCGGCGCTAATGACGCAAGACCAAGCGCTGCCTTGGCGGGGTCCACCGACACCCGGTCCATCGTTCCGACAGTACTGACTGTGCCGTCCGGGTTGACGGTGCTGACTCCGGTGATATTGGGACTGAAGTTTACGCCGAGTGCATTCAGCCCGATATTCGCAGCCTTCAGCGCTCGCTGACCAAGACTTGTGGGGCCATACGAACCGGAGATTTCTCCCCGGTTTGGATTGTCCATCTGGCTTCTTTCATCCCGCGCCGCTTGGTCAGGAGAGATGCCTGTCGCGGTCCGGCTGATCGAGACATTCGGGCTCGTCTGCGGTGACATATCGCGTAAAGCACCCGATGACATGCTAGGACCACCGCCAGCAGGCCCGGTACCACTAGGCCCAGCCGGCGAACCGCGCTCGCCACCACCAAATCCACCTTCTGGGCTGTGCTGAGATCCGCCGCCAGCTGTCGTGCCCGTTCCTCCGCCACCGCCGCCACCAGTTGAATTGCCGCCGCCACCGCCGCTATGTGAGCCGGCGTTTCCGCTTGGTCCATGACCGCCACCGAAGGCGAATGACAGCGCGCCTGTTGCTGGATTGATGGAGGGTGTCTCACCTAGAAGCTGCGGCAGTGCTCGCGCCTGTCGGGGATTCATCTGGACAACGACGCTGTCTTTTTCGCCGGTAATCGGGCTGACGAGGCCATGTCGCTGAATATTCGCGACCGCTTTCACCAGGTTGGGATTGGGCTTTGTCATCGCGCCTCACATCAGCAACACCAGGATGGCGTCTTCCTCATCCTGGTCATTATACAGATTTTCCGTTATGCGGTAAAGTTCAGCGTAAATCCCTTCGATTCCGCGACTTAGCGCTGCTAATTGCTCTATTTCCGCCGCCAGCAGCAGTGGATCGACTTCCGGCCGTTCAATCTCCGCACGTATCTGGGTCGCAATCGCCTCAGCCTGACCCGCATTCTCCGGCTCCTCTTCGCTGATTAGCCCAGCAGCTAGTTCGATCGCCCGCAGGATGCCGCGGCGGTCAAACGGATCGATGTGCTTTTTCTTGAGAGATGGCTCAACCCAGCCGACGCCATCATGCGTATCGATGGGGGGAGTTGGCGTCTCGCCCATCTGAAACGCATTATTTTGAAACGCGTTTTGTTGAAAGGCGCGCATCAGGCTGCCGGCTGTTGCGCCATGAAGATGACTTGTTGGGCGGCGTCGAAGATATCGTTATCGACACATGCCTGCATCAGCGCCGCGAAATCATCATGCCCGCAGGTACGCTTCTGAATCCAGATCGCGTGGTAGAGCATATACATCGGCGTATTGCTGCCGAGAACCACCGACAGGTAATTGTACCAATACGGTGTCAGGAGCGTTTCGAGATCGGCTGTCGTCAATTGATCCACCATTTTTGCACGTGGTTGAGGAGGCGAATGTTGCAAGCGCTGGTCAGGGCCCCTGTCCGGCAAGCAATAACGAAGCCCAGTTCCGTCGCGGTGACCGGCGTATTGCTGGTTGCCTGATAGGTGAAAACAGCGGCGCTGTTTATGTCGGTGACTGTGACATTCCAATTCAGCGTACCAATGATGTTCTGGAGATCGAGCTTGATGCCTGCATCCACTCCGCGAGCAATTCCGGTATCGACGCGCGTCGCGGTTCCCGACCCGTCGTTATGCATGATCCACCAGTTGCCGGTACTCAGATCAGCAGCATCGAAGCCAATGCCGATGAAATTGGTCATGGCTGAAGGATCACCGCTGATCAGCGCACCGATAGACGCCTGCCCGAAAAATGCCTGATGACCAGTTGTGTTCGTTCCAAGAGAGCCAATTGTGCTCGACCAGCAACCACCCTGACCGGCTGTGCTGGATACATAAATATTCCGTGTCGTCGCAAACCAGCCGTTATTTGCACCCGCAGATGCTGCTGTGGCGTAGTTCGTGCGCACCTGCCTGGTTGTTGCGTTTGTGGAGCTTGAGCCGACGGTGGTTGACGATCCGCTGGTCCCCGCCATACCCCAGACGCTCGGCGCACTAGTAGAGGTTGTCGGTGATACCTGCGCGTGCCTGACAGATGCATCGGCAATATAGGCGCCGGGGTGGCCGCTGAAGGTCATCACACCAGTGTCATTGAAGGTTGCTTGATCCATTTGAGGATCAATTTTACTTAAACCTATCGGAAAGAAATTCCCGGGAACACCGTCAGCATTAGAACCTAAATCAATGACAAAATCTCCAGCTGCGCCTGATGGAATGCTGGCGCCAGAATTGCCAGTAGAGAACGAAACACTTCCGCCAAATCCATCCGGGCTAGATCCGGATTCGAAATCCCAACTTCCACCAGACCCCCCGTTGACGCCAGCCTTTAATGAAAAAATGCCGCTGCCCCCCGGCTGCGGAGTTCCATCATCAAAAGGAGCGCCGCCGGAGAAATTGAAATTCGGTCCAGCAGGATTAGCAGACGACCCGTCTGCAGCTGCTAGTATGGGGCCAGAAGAATCGGTGCCAATCTTCACTGTCTCGGTCGCTGGATCATAGGTAAACCCAGCATCGCCGCCGAACCCGCCGGCATCATTAAACTGAACCTGCTTGTTCGAGCCGCCGGGGGAGCCGCCACCAGAACCGTTCGCCGCAGCAGTAATACGGCCCTTAGCATCTACCGTGATGTTAGCGCTGGTATAGCTGCCCGGAGTAACGGCAGTGTTAGCCAGGGTAGCGACCTGCGACCCGCTACCAGGTCCAGCCGTAACATCACCAGTCAACTGCGTGATGCCACTGGCTCCAAACGCAACGAACGTAACCGCAGTGACGCCTAACGTTCCGCCTGGGTCTGATGTACAGACAAAGAACTTATCGGCATTTGTAGTGCCTTCCTCAATCGGAAGATAGGCGCCAACGAGTTCGCTCCATGTATCTGCATCTGTCGTGCGCGTCCAAGCACCAGCACCAGTCAGATAAATGCCGTTGGTTGCCGGCAAAGATTGATCCTTGACAAGTACGCGGCTGGAGCTCGTTAAGATACCATCAATTGTCTGCTCGCCAAGAAGCGTGAGGTTACCAGTCGAGGCGACAAGACATGCCTGCTTCGGACTAAGGCCATTGATCACGGCATCGACGTATTGCTTGCTTGCCGCGCCTAAGGGTGCCGTCGGATCGGCGCTTAAAACAAGTAACCCTGTCATCGTTCCGCCAGAGATTGGAACGGCGCTTACGTCGCTTGCCGTCACTGTGACGTTGGTGGACAGCGCATGGCCATTGACGGTGCGCGTGGTTGGAACGGCGGAAACGTCAGATGCTGACAAGCTAACAGTGCCTGTGTGCCCATTGACGGACTGAACCGGCGCCGCGGTAGCAGCCGCAGTGGTGAAATCGCTGATATCTGCCGACGACAGCGAGAAATCATGCTGATCGTTCCAATTGCTGGGCACAATCTCGCCGGCAGTGACAGCGGCTGGATCATCGGGGATTGCGCTGGTGAATTTGTGCTTGATCGAACCTGTCATTGCACGCTCATAGTCGAAACACCCATGACCTTGCCATCAGGGCCTCGCATGACCTGCTTCGGCGCGTTCATCGCCACAAGTGCCTGCTGGATTGACGCGCCAAGCTGCGTCAACGCACTGGCGATCATCTCGGTTGATTGCTGCTGTTGCTGCTGCTGAACGCCGAATTGATCCGTGATCTGTTTCACGATATTGGTCAGGCCATCTTCAGCATTAACATTGATATTGGCGGCCGGCTTGGAACTGGCTTGCAGCTTCTGCTGACCTAGGCGCTCGTTGACAGCTGTGGTCATCTGATGCTTCTGCAAATCTGCATCAATCGACATGGCGTGCTTTTCTTTGTCCGCCTGGATCTGTGCCTGATTCTTGATGAGATCGGCCTTGATCTGCTCTTGCGACTGCGCCTGATTAGCCGCCAGCTTCTGCTGATCGCTCTGCTGCTGCGCCGCCTGCTTCGCCTCATCTGTCTTGGCGTTGATCTGTGCCACCTGAACGGCGGGATCAACCTTCGGCGGCTGCGGCTGCTTGGCTGCCTGTTCCATCTGGGACAGCGCGTCCTCGAATGGCTGCTCAAGGGTGCGCGTCGAGCCGCCAAAGCCACGGACACCAAACATCAACATCTGGCCCAGCAACGGCATAATCGCCGGCACCTGCTCGCCCAGCGGAACAGCGGCGGTCAGGAACGAGCCAACGGCTGTCAGAAACTCTGTGCGTAGCTGCTTTTCCTGCTGCTGATCGGCAAGGATCGTGCTGTCGGTCTCGATATCGATGCGGAAGCCACGCAAGCCATCGTTGCGCAGGAGAGCAATCACATCCTCGATATACGGGCCTTCTGGTAACGGGGGTGGCGGCGGTGCCCCCTGCTGTTGTGCCGCCATGGAAGCTTGTTGATATTGCTGGGCCTGCTCGGGTGTCGGCTTCGATGGCAGGTTGAGATTGCTCATCAACTGCAAGGTCTGCGGGCTGAAATGCTCGGCGATGATCTCGCACTTCAAGCGCAGGATATCGCGGGCAAAGCGCTGGATTTCCTTCTGCTTATCCCGCAACCGCATCGAGCCGTATTGCGACTTGATATTCTGCGCCGTCGCCGTCTCGCTCGCATCGCTGGCACCGCGCATGATATCGCTGAAGCCGGTGATCTCGTAGATTTCCTGCTTGCAGGCATCGCGCGCCTGGAAGAGATCGATCAGCACCTTCGATACCTGATCGACCGGCCACCAACTGACAACGCCGTTAATGCCGCCCTTCTCGGCGAACATCGCCCAGTTCTCGATGGGGATCAGCGTGAAGTCCTGCCCCTCGTTCATCAGCTCCTTGAGGCCAGTAGCCGAGCCATCATAGACACCAGCAGCTTTCAATGCCTTGGTCAGCATCTTGATCCGCTGGCTGAGATCGTCCATCTCATCAGCCTGGTCCTGATACTCGGCAAAGTCAGGTGTGGGGATCAGGGTATCATTGCCGATCGTGCCATAGGCCGGGCGCGGGCATGGGAAGAAGTCTTTGAGGTTCAACCAGTCAGGCTTGCTGTCGAGATAGCCATCTTGGTAATTGCGGCTCAGCCAGTAGACGGTGCGGTTGGATTTGCACCACAGCTCATAGATCCGAGCCTTCTTCATGTAATTGAATTTGCCGGAGTTGCGCTCCGTATCACTCAGCGATTCCGGGAAACTGTCCAGCTGCAGCTTCTTGCCGATCTCCTCGCCGAAGCGCTCGATGCATTCCTGGCGCGTCAGATAGACCTTGCGCGCGACCCACCAGACCTCGTTCCATGACCGCGCGATCGAATGGATGAAGTCCTCGCGGTGGATGTAATCGAACGGTGCTTCCTCGTAGGCCAGTTGCTGGTTGGATTGAACATCATCGGCCAGATCGGATCCAGCCGCGGCATTCTCCGTCGCACCCATAGAAGCCGGATCCGGCGTTGCGCCGTCGGGCGGCGCTTTGGTCTCATCCATCGGGGCGAAGAACGGCTTATAGCGCACCCAGGCGCAGGCCCGGCCGAACAGCAGATAATCCAGGGCCGAATTGCCCATCTTGCCGTCGAAGTCATCGCAACTCAGGCTGTAGACGCTGCACCGCTCCAACATTTGCGAGGCGGCGCGGCCGACCGGATCGGCGTCCCGAAACCTGCGTTCGATCTCTGGTTTCGGTGTCTGGCTGTAAACAGCTGGCTTGGCGGTCTGAATGTTGGACCACAGGATATTATACTTACGCTTGGGTGTTATCTCGTTGGCATCGGGCCGCTCGTCGAGGTAACGCTTATTGATTTTGCGGCAGCGCTTCCAATACGCATCGAACGCTTTTTCACTATTATCGATCTCGTTAACGAAACGCCGGGCGACTTCCTGCGGGGTGGCGTCGTCTAATGGCGTGTCGTCAAACTGCGGGATGATCGCATCGCTCACGCATACACCACTGTGCAGGAGACTGTGCCGCCGATGACCACGTTGAGGCCATTCGCAAAGCCGGTGGGGATCGTGTACCAGGTACCGGCGACGGGCGTGAACACGCTCACCAGCGGGATCGATGTGCCGGTCGCCGCATCGTCGTAAATGGTGATTGTCGGGGTAGCACTTGCGGCTGAGACGAAAATGCCAAGCAATGCGCCCTGGCTTGCTTTGACGTTGCCCGAGGCCGAGACGACTTTGCCTTGGCCTGCGTTCAGATTACCGATTGACATGCCACCCTCCTAGATGCGCGTTTCCCGGCGCGTCCCCGATTTCTGCCAAAGCTCGTCCATCGTCATGTCAGGCAATCCGCGCATCGTTTCCTTGGGTGAGGTCGTCCGCAGATAGGGCCTGGCCATGCAGGCGTAGCGCAGGGCATCCGCGATATGGTCCTCACCGTCAGTATCGACATCCTCCGGCCTGTTCTCGTCGTGCTGTAACGCAGGAAGCGTTCTGATCACGTTTACGCAATTACTGAAAAAGTATAACATGGGCCGTCCGTCTTCGCCAAGTAGTCTGTCGCGTACTTGCGACCAGCCTGGCACCCGCTTGTTATCCCCGCGCTTCCATTGGCAGCCGACGCGGGCCATGGTTTCGGCCTGGCTCGGTCCTCCGTCCTCGGCAAAGATCGCCGGGTCGGCCACGCCTAACGGTTTGCGGCCCTGGTCATCGGCATCACCCAACTCCTTGGCCAGGATTGCCCGGGCGACGTCTTCCAGCTGCATCTTCAGGCCGACATTCGGTGCCGATGCCCCGTAATACTCCCGGTACGCCACCAGGGCGCCCTTGGGAATGCTGGGCACCGATCCATCGCTCACAGCCAGCCAGAGCGTCGCAAACGGCTTGGATGAGCCCCAATCGAACCCACGGAACCTGAACCAGTGCTTGGGGATCTCGAATGGCCTGATGACGTGCTTCTCGGGGTCCCAGCAATCGAAATAAGCCCCCTCGATCACGTTCCAGTCGCCAAAGCGCATGGCCTTGACCAGCGCTGCCGATCCCAAGCCCTCAAGGCGTCCCTCATAGCCAGGATCGTCATCCGCCATGCTGGGGTTATCCTCGAGCCTGGCCGGGATGTACTGGCGCAGCATGCCGCCCTCATTGGCTGGCATCCGGCGCAGTTGCATCTCCGCGCCGGCATCGACAAAGGCAGCCTTGACCCAGAGATGGCCGATATTGCCAGGATTGCCGCCACACAGGATGCGCGGAAACATCCCGGCATATTGCGGGGGAACCGTGATCCCAACCATGCGCACGCGATTACGCAGGAACCGATACATGCTCTCGGTGAAATGCGTGATCTCGTCGATCAGCAGAAGATGAATCTCAGCGCCTTGATAGTTATAGATATTCTTCTCATGCTCGCAGTGGCAGAGATAGATCTTGCTGCCATTCCAGAAGCGAATTTCGCTCTCGACGATCGTGACAAAGCCCTGCATGACCCAGGGCGCCAGCATGGCACGCAAGCCCTTAGGGCCTTCCATGTGGTTTTTGATCAGATCGGCGCTGATGCGGCGGAAGATGTAGACCTGCAGGCCGGGGATAGCCGAGCAGAACATGATGGCCATGACGCGCATCAGGAACGACTTGCCACCGCCCGCAGCACCGCCATAGAGGATTTCGGTGGCTTTGCTGAGCAGAGCAACGCCCTGCTTAGGATGTAGGTTTAGATCCAGCGCCAATTGTGACATTCAACACCGGCACCAAAGGTGCCCCATCCTTGCCGCTGATCTCGCTCTTGACCTCTTGCGGTAGCATCTTGGCCCAGAGCTTGTAGAATTCAGCCGGTTCCTTGCGTCCCCAGACCAACAAAGCTTCAGCCCCACCCATACCCTCGAATGCTGCGCAAAGGGCCTCCTTGACGCTCGCAGTCGCCTTGTTGGGTGTCCCAGCCTTGCGGCCACCTGTTTTCTTTCCCTTCATCTAAAAATTCCTACTGTAGATGCCCATCATCACGCCGCCCTGCTCTTGCGCGATGCCAATTGGCGGAGACGCGGCGGCTCTCTGCCCTCCCGAATCGCGATCACATACGGATCCAAAGGCCCTGGCTTGCAGATGACGCGGTTCACGTCGCTGTCCTCGAGCCGGAAGTCTGGAACAGCCACCGCGCCCCTGTAAACACGCTGGGCATAGGTGTGGCTGCGGGTGTTGACGCAGTCCTTGACCCGCATCCGGATCTCCGCGGCGACGGCCTCGTCATGGCCGGGATTGGCGCGCTGGAATTCTTCGACCAGGCGATCGACCCAGCCGCCGTTGATGCGCCACCAGCTCGCCTTGATGTCGGCGATGATGCCTGGCAGGGCATCGTTCATGCGCTTGAAGTTGAAGCCTTCAGGGTCGTTCAAATCCATGGATTTGATGTTGTCGCGGATGTCCGCCGCCATGGGTGGCTTGTCACGCGTCCAGTTCCGCATCGTGTCGTCAAACGCCTGTCCCAGCCGATCCGGTTTCAGGTGGCCGAGCGATTTCCGGTAATGCGCAATGCGTCCTTCGATCTTGGTCTGGTCCTTGAAATAGCTCGGGAAAAGGCCAGCAAGTTCGGTGATCATTTCCTCGATCGTCATGCCTGTTGGCTCCTGGAACGGATGTAGGCTGCGGGGTCGAAATCGGGCGTCCGGGCGTGGCCGGCTGGCATCGGCCGATCGCGTGAGGCGATGGCGTCGGCGATGCGTTTCTCGAAGAATTTCAATGATCCTGGCGGTTGCTCAGACTGGCCGGCAAGCTTCTGGCAAGCAGCGCGGAACACCTCCCGGCAGAGCTGCAAATCAGCGCCAGCGGCCAAGAAGCGCTGAGCATCGCCGCGATCGTTCGGGTGCGGCCAAGGGCGGCCCTGCGCTTCGCCAAAGGCCAGCACGCGCTCTCGGTCGAAGGCTTGGATCACCTGGACGAAATCCTTCGCTTCCGGTTCAGGTTCGATCAAACCTAATCCACCCACCCCACCAATTTTCCGAACCGGTTCCTCCGAGTTCGCGGGGGGTTGGGGGGGTGTTTCCCTTTCCTCCTTCTTCCTTCTTCCTTCTCCTTCTTCCTTCATCTGCGGAGACTTTTCCCCACTGGTGGGGAACTGGTTCGGAACTGGTTCGGAATTATCGTCGCATGGCGCATCTCCGGTTCCGACATAGAGGAGAACTTCATCAGTCACAGGGTGGGTGTAGTTCGGCTTTTTAGGACGCTGAAACCGCATGAAGTTCCGAACCGCTCCGTAACTCTTGCCGTTCAATTCAAACTTCTTGATGAACCGGTGGCGCTCCAAGCAAGCCAATAGCTCATCAATGGGTGTTGTGATTGCCGGCACTGAGCGAGCCTTGAGGGTCAGCGGCTTCCATTCAAAGATGCCGTGGTCATCTGATTCAGACCACAACCCCAGTAGCAGAGCGATAGCGACCGGGCATTCCACCGTGAGAGCCATGAAAGCTTCGTCAGTGGCTAGACCAGGATGGACAGAGCGGATGCGGGCCATAATTTCCTCAAACAACGATGCGTTCAAATCCCGCATATTTTACCAGAGCAACAAGCCGCCATCGGCTGTGGATTACGCTCTTAATGCACTTATCTAGCGCCGGGCTGCGTTCATTAAGGCTTTCCACATATCGGCTTGTCCCGCTGTCTCAGGCATCGCTACCGGTTCGACCCTCGATCGTTCTTCAGGTTCGAATTCGATGTCTACAAACCCGCCAACTAGCCCATCCACAGCTCGCTGAAGCGGCAATTTTGTAGGCACACCGAGCCGATGAAACGCCCACATAACGGTGGCGTGGTCACATCCGAAACGACGCGCGATCTGAGGAAAACTCATGCGCTTGACTTGGCGCATCTCATAAAGTTGCTCGGCATCCCATGCAAAGCGGCGTGGCTTGAATGGGGATTTAACTAAGCTGGCGTTCGCCTTCTGCGTCATCAATGCATCTCCCGTCTCAGTTCCTGGGTGGTCATCTCCCGCAGCACGGCCAGGCGCTTCAGGCGTTCGCCATGAGGGGCAAGCAGATACTTCTTCTGCCGATGTGCTATTTTGGCGGCATAGCTGCGTTCTTCGGTGGTCAGATAATTTGCGGTGCTTTTCATGCTGACCTCACTGTCACAACGAGGGATGGTTGCACTGAAAACTTCTTGATCGCCATGACCTCGATAACCTGCCGATCATCCTTGAAGACGATGCCGTTCAGGCCATCGAGCGCGCTCTTGATCAGGTTGTCGGCATCCGGCACACAGACGGCCTTTATCTCGCCGCGGATCGCAGCTTGCTTCTTCTTCTCGGACCAGCTTTCCGGGATCGCGATGAATGCGCCAACCGAAACAGAAATCGGGCCTTCAAACGGTGTCTTGCCGGCCATTTCTTTCTTGGCCTGCCACGCCAGCGCTTGCTCATAGGCTTGTGTCTTCTGGTCGGTATAGACGCGGCCGCCCGGCGCGAAACGCGGGCGTCCTTTGCCGTGCGGCGGTCCAGGAAGTGAGATCGTAATGGGGTCCATCAAGGTAACTCAATCTGTTGCAGCATGGTCATCAACAATGACAATTGCTGTTGAAAATCAGCACTCTGCTCGGCCTCCATCGCAGTGAGTCGGCGCATTTCTGCTGCCAAGCCTGGCACTTTCGATTCAAGCCGCTTGAGATAGACAGACGATGGCGGGCACAGCCCGGAGAGCCAGTTCTTTGCTGTTGCAACTGAAGCGCCGGCATCATTGGCGCAACACTTGGCAGAGCCTTTCATCGGCCCGTAATGCGCCTGCAATGCATCGCTGACGATTTGCGCGAACTGGCGTTCAGTGATTTTGTCGATCGGCGCGGGTTGCTTGAAGGTTCTATCCTTGGTGGTATTAGCCACTGCGTTCTCCACGTCATATTTTTGATGGCGTTGGAACGGAGTGACAGACGAATGTGCAGAGTAATCCGCCGCGACATGCAGAGGCTTGGTGACGTTGCGGCTAAAATTGTGGGCGATATCGCGTTGCAGCGCGAAACCGCCAGTGTGGTTGTGCATCAATGCGGTTGCAGCCGTCATGAATGCACCGAGAAGAGGATTGAACAGATTAGCATCCAGAGTGATATCGCCGATAATGCGCCAGACCCGATACGCAATCTCCAACTCAACGACTGCGCGTGCAGGCGCCAGAACCAGTATCCGGCCTGGAAAGCAAAATAGACGAGCAATACGGCGGTCATTGGGGGACCGCCGAGAATGCACCGAGCGCAACAGCGGTGCCGACAAAGCTGATCAACCCGGCAGTGACATCAAAGCCGGTTGATACCCCTAACCCATACAGGGCCGAGAACCAAAAGCAGCCGACAGCGGTAAAGACCGCGAGGCGCCAGTTGGGCAACGGCAAGTGAGGATGGATGGCGCGGAAGTTTGAAGAAAGAGCTGAGGCTCTAACGGTCATTCTCATCCTCACGCAAGTGTTGATGTATCTGTTCAGGGCCGATCCCAAACTTGCCAAGGCACTCCCGGATGCACTCCAGAGCGCAATTGACGATTTCAAGTTTGTGGATGGCTGGTCAGAGG